AAGAATCGGGGAGTACTACAGTTATTCTACAAAGAACCCCTATATGATGTACAAAGATTCTACTCCCTACCTATACTTGACAGAGTACTCTGGCATTGAGTCCGTAGGTGGCATTGTCTCAGACTATGATCGTGGAATCAGTATGCCATTCAATCAGTCTAATCAAGAAAGGTTTACCATTCAGTCTTTGCAGTTATGGATTAACTACAAGGAAGAGGCTGCACCACAAGAAAAGAAGAAGTTGTTTGAGTTAGACTGGAAAGAAGGCAACCTTTTCTTTAACATTGAGTCAGATGCCAGCGGTCAAAGAGCAATGATTACAGTAGAAGATCCTCAACGTAAATACAATACATCAGTTATTGAGTTTTATCAGGATGGTGAAAGAGTAATCAATCCTAAATTAGAGTTAAATAAGTGGACCGTTGTCGGTGTTTATTTCAATAAGCCATTAGAAAACAACTACTACACAGGATCTCTCAACCTATTGCAGGGTGCGGTGTTTAATAATATATCTATTTACAAAATGACTTTTGAGCAAGAAGCAAAGACTTACTACAAAAGGTTGTGGTTGGACGTTAGAAGAAGGGAAACCCCATACTTTGATTGGCAGTACTGGAAGGGATTTGACCCAGGGCCATATCGTACATGGGACGAGGTAAAGAGAAGCGGTGTTGACAGGAAGTATGGTGTCCAACCCAACGATATCTTTGCTACATATATTGGTACAAATATTGACGTTATTGGTGATGACGAGGGAATAACGATAGAAAACTCTGGATTAACAAGTTATACTGGTATTGAGTGGTACGATTACTTCAAGAGATCTGTATAGTATGGTACAATAGGAACCATGAGTAATACAAGAAAAGCGCAAATTGGTAAGTCAAAGGCCACATGGATGCCAAAGATGTACGACTGGGGTCTCTACTTTTGGAGACTACCTGACGGACACCTGTTCCATGATGGTGAGGGCAACATGCTAAACATCCCAGCAATGAAGGGAGACCTTGGTGCAATTGCTCAGATTAGAGATGCTGCCAAGGCACACGGTCAGCCAGAGGGAGAAGCATGGTTCTACCCTGGCATCAAGAGGACTACAGACGAGGAATATGCTGAACAGATGGACAGGATGAAGCAGGGAGAACTGCCAAACCTTGACGACCTAGGTGCAGTATACGACGCACAACAAGGAATGAAGAGACATGGACAAGCAGATGGATAATATCTTTAATGTAAAGCATGACGATTTTGACACTAATGACTATACTTTTGCGGAAGCAGATCCATTCAACAAGTCATGGGACGAACTAAGAGAGTTTGTTGGGTTAGACAAGAACTTTAAGAGAAAGACAACAAGGCAAGAGAATAAGGAAAATAAGTCAGAAAAGGCTAAGTCTGTTCCTTTAGATAGATACGGAAGGCTTGCAGGACAGTACTCTGTAACTTCTGGCGCACGATCAAGCGGTCGTGAGGATGTAGAGACCAAGCAAATCAATCCAGGCGAGGTATACAGAAATGGATATGGCTTGTTTGATGTTATTACTCCACCATACAACCTATATGAACTTGCCAACTTTTACGATTCAAACTTTGCCAATCACGCTGCTGTTGACGCAAAAGTAGCAAATACCGTTGGCCTTGGGTATGAGTTTAGACCAACGGATCAGGTAATATTGCGTATGTCAATGGTAGAGGAGGAAGAAAAGAAGGACAAGGCAAAGAAGAAGGTAGACAGAGTTAAGGCAGAGATGCAGTTGTGGCTGGAGTCAATGAATGATGACGACAGTTTCTCTACCACGATGGAAAAGGTCATGGTTGACCTAGAGTCTACTGGAAATGGTTATCTAGAGATTGGTCGCACTACAACAGGAGAAATCGGTTACGTTGGGCATATTCCATCAACAACTATGAGAGTGCGCCGTCATCGTGACGGGTATTGCCAGATTATTCAAAACAGAGTGGTATATTTTAGGAACTATGGTGCGACCAATCCTAACCCCATTACAGAAGATCCCCGACCAAACGAGGTAATTCATTTTAAGTCTTATTCACCACTAAACACATTTTATGGAGTACCAGACATTATTGCTGCATTCTTGTCACTACAGGGAGACCAACTTGCAGATCAGTACAACATTGATTACTTTAAGAACAAGGCAACACCACGATACATTGTTTTAGTCAAGGGCGCAAAGTTGAGCGCAGAGGCAGAAGATAGATTGTTCAGATTCCTACAGACTGGCCTAAAGGGGCAGAACCACAGGACTCTTTATGTTCCACTTCCTGCTGACTCAGACGGAAACAAGGTAGAGTTTGAGTTAAAGCCAGTTGAGAATCAGGTACAGGAAGCATCATTTGACAAGTATCATCAGAGAAATCGTGACGATATTCTTATGGCACATCAGGTTCCACTATCAAAGTTGGGCGGTGTAGATACAGGTGGCCTCGCCGCTGCGTTGGCACAAGATCGTACATTCAAAGAGCAGGTAACTCGCCCAGCACAGAGAGAGATCGAAAAGTTTGTTAATAAAATTATTAAAGAAAAGACAGATATTGTCAAACTATCATTCAAGGAACTCACTCTAACAGACGAACAAGCACAGTCTCAGATCCTAGAGCGTTACGTTAAGACACAGGTAATGACTCCAAACGAGGCTCGCGTAGTCCTGGATCTTCCCGCCAGGGACGGTGGAAACGATCCCTTCCAACTTTCACCTCAGCGTCAAGCGGAGGCTCGTAATGAACTAATGGATGATGACGAAAGAGCATCAGAAAGGAACGCAAACGAGTCTGATAGCCCTACCACAGTAGAGGGTCGCAACCCAAAAGGTGAAGGAAATCGTTCACAGTAACAATTTGATAAAAATTGCTGTATAATAGGATATGTTATGGATATAAACAAGGCAACTTGGTCTATGGACAAAAGCAACATGCGTATGTCAATGCCCATCTCAAAGGTGGACGTTGAGAAAAGAACCGTGTCTGGTTTTGCTACCCTAGATAATATCGACAAGCAGGGTGACATTGTTCCTGCTGACGCAAGTCTAAAAGCATTTGAAAGATTTCGCGGTAACATCCGTGAAATGCACCAGCCCATTGCCGCTGGCAAATTAGTATCCTTTAGAGAAGAGAAGTACTACGATGCAGAAACAGCAAAGGAGTACAGCGGAATTTTTGTTTCTGCTTACATCTCTAAGGGAGCGCAAGATACATGGGAGAAAGTTCTTGACGGCACCCTGACTGGTTTTTCCATTGGTGGAGAAATCAATAAGTCAGAGGATGCATACGACGATAACGTTGGAGAAACAATTAGAGTCATTAAAGATTACGACTTGATCGAACTATCAATTGTTGACAATCCAGCAAATCAATACGCAAACGTTTTCAGTATTGAGAAAGGCCAAGCATCAGGCTTGGCTGTCGATACACAGATTGAAAGCATTTACTATTGTGCTGATGACAACTTGGTTCAGTTAAGTCAAGACTCAAACATTTCTTGCCCCAAGTGTGACAGCGGCATGGAAAGTATCGGGTTCGTTGAAAGCAACGATGTAGATAAGGCTGATGTAATTAAATCAATTCTTTCTACTGTAAAAAGTGAAAAGGAGGTAAGCAAGATGGAAGAAAACACAACAGAAACTGTCGAAAAGTCCGACGAGGCTGAGGCCCCAGTTGCTGAGGTCGAAAAGGCTGAAGAGTCTCCCGCTGCTGAGGTAGAAGAAACTGCCAAGGCTGAGGAAGAGGCTGAGGTCGAAAAGGCTGAGGAAGAGGAAGAGGCAGTAGAGAAGGCTGAAGATGCAGAGGAAGCACCTTCACAAGAAGCCGATGTTGAAAAAGCAGATACTTCTGCTGATGAAGTTATTTCAGAAATTGCCGAAACTACCAAGGCATCTATGGAAGAAATGACAAAGACCGTATCCATTCTCGCTGACACCGTTAAGGCTCTCAACTCAAAGGTAGAAGAACTTAACAAGCAGGTCACGGGTGTTAGATCAGAAATGGCAGAGGACAAATCAGAGTTTGGAAAGCGCGTTACTGCTGTAGAAAAAGAAACCGCTTTTCGTAAGTCTGGCGATCTTGGTCAGGTCGTCCAGGAGCCTATCAAGGTAGAAAAGGCTCGCGCACAATCACTATGGGGCGGTCGTTTCCTCACTACCGACCTATTTAACTAAAGAAAGAGACAGGAGGTGAATTATACAATGTCAGAAGAGCAGATTGTAGAAAAGAATCAGCCAAGTGACGGCGGGATTGGAGATCCAAACCCAGGTCACTACCAGGCTCAA